GGTGTTGCTACTGTGCGAGTTGGTGGTGACGGCACAAATACTCAGATTCGCGGCAAAGTAACTACCGGTGCCGGCGTTTATATGCAGATGTACTAAGCAATGTCAGATAACATCCCAATCAACCCGAGCAAGGCCCAGAACGCTCTTCCGGTAGCAACGGATGACGTTGCTGGTGTCCATTACCCAATTTACAAGCAAGGGTATGGTCCAGAAGGGCAGGTTCCTACTCAGGTTGATTTAGATAACCCCCTGCCAATCCTGCAGCAGCAACCAAGGGATTTTTATTTCGAAGTATCCAGAGGGAATATCCCGGGGTTATCTGGGACTCATGTTGTTGCTCACTCTTCAACTATATCAACCTCCCTGCAAACGGTATGGGAAGAGCCGTATCTTTATACCTATTCTGCTACGGCAGATATCAACACTCTGAGCAGCAGCGATGTAGCGGATACTCAAGAGCTCGTGGTGATAGGCCTTGATGCCAATCACAATGAAGTTGTCCAGACCGTCACTCTTAATGGCCAGACTCCGGTTACATTAACCACTCCGCTAATGAGGTTTAACCTCATGTATAACGATAATGGTGTCAGCCTTCAGGGCGATGTATATCTGTGGGTTTCTGGTGGTGGAGCCACGCTTGGCGTTCCAGATGTTGGGGCAGATATCCGTGGGCGAATAATAATTATGCCAATCTCTGGTATCAGCCACGAAATATCAGCAGGCTCTGTGTTTACTGTGCCGGCTGGGAAGCAAGCGTATGTTGTTTTTGGCAAAACATCTGCGACAGATACCAAGGCGATTGAGTTAACTTTCTGGGTGAGGTTGCCGGGAAAAGTATTCAGAATGGTCCATCATGTTGATTTTAAAAACATTAATTACGATTACTTTTTTAAATTACCAGCTCTTATCCCTGAAAAAGCAGACTTAGAGGTAAGGGCTGTAATCGACGCTGGAACAGGACAAGTTAACGCAAACTATGATTTGATTCTTGAAGATATAGCGTAATGTTATATGCCCAGACAAGACTCGATACCCCGATGGGTCCCGGGTTCTTCATATTTTTCAATGAGTTATTTGATGAAGGGGAACGCGGAGGAACAACCAAGCAGTTCGAGGTCCTTCCAAGACGAGTCTACCTGAAGAAGAAGCCCGGTGAGCCTATGCTTAGATGGGAGGACATTCTCGGCGAAGAGAAGACTTTAACAGATATTCGAATCACCGATAAAGGTAAGACGTATAAGGCGGTTGATATCGGGGCTCCAACTGTGGAGCAAGCTATTCAGTTAATGCCAACACCGAGACTGGAAGAAAAGCTCCTCGAAGTTGAACTGAAATATGAAGTGACCAAAAAAGAAGCAAGGCAAATCCTTGAGCAGCTCGTTGAAGTTGAGCTTATTGAGGCCGAGGAACTACGGGAGGAGCTGGTTATAAATGATGACTTGGCCCTTATCCTGATAATGAATGAGGCGTAGAGAGGATGGTTAAAGCGGATAAACGAGTCATGGAGGCATTCGTCTCCCCAGCAGGGCAGATCATAGAAGAATTCCTGAGCGCCTGTATGCTAGAAAAAATAGCAGAGAGCTTGGAGTCTGAAGGGACCCCTATGTATCGGGCGCAGGGCGTAGCTGTTGAATTAAAAGAAATAGTAAAGCTTGCAAACAATAGTCGGGACATACTACACTCAACATAAGTTAATTTAATTGGCCCATAAAACCGATTTATCGCTTATGGGTCTCACAGCAAATCCCGGAGTATGGAGCGAGAGCCCACCATACGAGGCTTGCAAGAGAGGGAAGAAGATGGCATTACCCCGAGCAGTAAAGAAACAAGCAAAAGAAGCTGAAGAGCTTCAACAACGTCTGAACCAGAACCCGGAAGAAAAGGCCGCTCTGGAAGCAGAAGAAGCCGCGAAGAAACAGGAAGCTGAGGCCAAGGCGAAAGCTGAAGCAGCAGAGAAAGAAACATCTCAGGCAGCGTCTCCAGAGGTAAGCGAAGACCTTACTAAGGACCAAGACGGTAACTGGGAAAAACGCTTCAAGGGCATGAAACAGCTCTATGATGCGGAGGTTCCTAAATTACGTGGTGAGCTGGAAACTGCATATAACGCTATGCGTGAAATGAAGGGTGAATTTGAAACCTTCAAGACAGATACCCAGCAAGCTGTAGAAGCCGCTATTAATAAGCCAGCGGAGTCGGTTGAGATTGAATTAACCGACGAAGAGCGCGAACAATATGGTGATAACTGGATAGGTATTATGCAGAAAATCGCCGGACAGGGAGCCTCAGAACTGGCAAAGCAAGTGGTGAATTTACAGCAGCAAGTTTCTGATCTGAAAAAGGGGCAGACGGATATCCAGAAGACCGTGCAGGTTAACACTACTCACGACTTCTACGGTGAACTTGGTCGAATCGTACAAGAGAAGACCGGGAAAAGCTGGAAGGATATTAATACAGATTCAGAGTTTCATGCCTTTTTGGCTGCGACCGTGCCTTATACGAAGAACGAGCGACAATTTTATTTGCTCGAGGCTAAAAAGAATCTGGACGCCGAAACAGCTGCGAAATTCTATATTGATTTTGCGGGACCATCTTCTACCGACAAGGGTGTCTCGTCTCAGACTGATGAGCCTGACTTGAACAAAATGCCAGAGGATATGATCCAGCCCGGTACAACAACGGGTAGTGGTGATTTGCCTCCAAAGACCGAACTGAAGACGTACACCGGAACAGAGGTGACGCAATTCTACCGGGACCGGCGCGAGGGCAAGTACAAGGGTAAAGAAGCTGAAGCGAGAGAAATTGAGAAAGACATCCTCGCTGCAGGCCGAGCAGGCCGTATTGTTGAAAAACGACAGTACGCCTCAGCCTAAAGAATAATTGGATGTCTCGTTTTAGGAGACATATAACATGAATGGTCCAACACGAGCAGCCGGCTATACTGACATTTCGTCTACTAGCTCCGGTAAGTTCATCCCACAGGTTTGGTCTGGCAAGCTTGTAGAGAAATTCTACGACGCTACCGTTTTTGGTGAGATTGCCAACACCGACTATGAGGGTGAAATCAAGAACATGGGTGATACGGTTCACATCCGTACTACTCCAACATTAACGATCCGCAACTACAAGATTGGCGGCTCACTGAACTACGAGCAACCAACCAATCCTGCAGTAGAACTGCAGATTGACAAAGGTAAGTATTTTGCCTTTGAAGTAGATGATGTCGATGAATATCAAGCTGATATCGATATCATGGATGACTGGGCAGGCGACGGTGGCGAGCAGATGAAGATCGCTGTTGACACCGACCTTCTGGCTACCATCTACTCGGATGTTGCTGCTGTTAACTCTGGCCTTACCGCCGGTCGTAAATCAGCCAGCTTTAACTTGGGCGACACTGGTGCGCCTATTGCACTCACTAAAGCCAATATCCTCGATTACATCGTGGACTTGGGCCCTGTTCTTGATGAACAGAATGTGCCTGAGACTGGTCGCTGGTTAGTGTTGCCTGCATGGGCCTGTGGCATGATTAAGAAGTCTGACCTGAAGGACGCAAGTCTAGCTGGTGATGGCCAATCAATCCTGCGTAACGGTCGTGTCGGTATGATTGACCGCTTTATGCTGTACATGAGCAACAACATCGCTACCACGACTGATGGTTCCGATACTGTGTACAACATCATGGCTGGTCATAAAGCCGGTCTGGCATTCGCTGCACAGATGACCAAGATGGAAACACTTGCCAATCCGAATTCATTCGGTCAACTGGTTCGTGGCCTGAACATCTACGGTTACAAGGTGACTGAAGGTAACTACCTGACCCACCTTTACGCGAAGAAAGGCTAAGTCTGTATGGAGCGGGCCTCCGGGTCCGCTCTATTTTTTTAAACTGAGAGAGGTGACCTATGGCTTTACGAGGAAATAAAGACGCTATTGTTTACAAGACACGGCCAAAGTACTTAAAACATCCTGATACTGGTCGAATATTTGTGGCAACTGATGGCCTGATAGATCGAGGCGACATGATCGCTGTTGATGGTCCCGATGAGAAGAAGCCGAAAAACTTCCAGCTCAGCAAGGCATCCAAGCAGGATATCGTCAATGAAGCTGGAAAACACGGGACTGTGCTGAAGGTCACTGACAAGCTTAAAACGCTAAAGGCCCAGTTCAAAGCATTAAAGGTAAAACCGAATGCAAGCGATAACCCTGATAGCTCAACTGGCAGCTGATTTTCAAGATGCGGACTATGATCTTATCTCGAAAACTGAGTGGGCTGAGTATCTAAATTCTGCCCAACGGCAGGTGGTTCTAGTTCGTCCAGACGCATCATTCTCTATCGAGGCGTTTCAGCTGGTTGCTGGAACACTTCAATCCATTCCTTCGAATGGGCTTCGTTTGCTTGGTATTGTCCGGAATATGGGGGCTGATGGCCGCACCCCGGGCCGACCAATCACGGTTACAACCCATGACACCATGGACCTGTATGACCGTAACTGGCACACGAAAACCGGCAAGGCGGCAATCAAGAGCTACATGCTTGATGAGCGCACACCGAAGAACTTCTATGTAACACCCCCGGTCGTATCTGGTGCCGATGTCTACGTTGAGGCGAAGATGTCTGTCCTGCCAACCGAAATAACTGACGTCGACAATAACGCCGTTTCTC